TTAGCTAAAGCTGTTTCCCCATTAGCTAACATCTTATCCCCCAGGTAATATCGTGAAGCTCCCTTTTTCCTTTTGATAACATTAGTTCTTTCTAATACTTCTGCAAAACCAAAGTACCTACTAAAACCAACCGGTTCAGAATAGTGAGGGTGAAAATAAACCTCTGCTTGTTTAATAGTGGGTTTAGGTGGGGCTACTTTATTCTTAGTAACTCTTACGGTTGTTACTCTACCTATCCTATCCTCATAACCATCTATCTTACCCTTTAATTGTTTACCCCCATATACCCCTATCCTTTGAGAAGCATAGAACTTAGTTGCCTTACCTCCAGGTGTAGTATCTGGGTCTTCAAATTTAGAAGCCCCAATCTTGGACCTTAGTTGATTAATAAGTACAACCGTTACCCCAAGCTTTTCAAACAATAGGTTTCTACCTCTTAGGAACTTATCCATAGCCTTAGCTCGGTTACCCATTTCTGCTTTGGCATCTACATCACTTGTGTTTCTATTTGCTAGGCAATCTAATGCGGCAATAGAATCTACCACTAATAATATGGGTTCGTTATTAGTTAATTTCTCTCTGTAGAACATAGCCATATCCATTGACCAGTCTGAGATATACTCAATTGCTTTCTCAGTGTATAGTTCTACGAAATCCAGGTCTAAACCATTTTGCTCTGCCCAATCCCTAGTGAAGGAATGTTCAGAGTCAGCCCATAATACCTGTCCTCCTAATGCTTGACAACAATAGGCAAAGTCATAGGCTAATAAAGATTTACCTGATGACTCTTGTCCAAATAGCTCTAGGATTTTCCCATAAGGAATACCCCCGCCCAGTTGATAATTAAATGCTAAGAACCTTGAAGGTAACCATAACATTTCTTCAGCTGAAAGAACTATATCCGAAGCAACCCCGGTACCCTCATATTTTTTATTGAGAGCATTCCGGGATTTAACTTTAGTAGTTTCTTTGTTCTTTGCCATATTCTATACGTCCTTTCTTCTTCTGGATTTCTTCTTAGTGGATTTACTTTTCTTCTTTTTCTTCTTAGGTTCATCATCGTCATCATCATCAGTGAATGCTGTACCTAAGAACTTTTCTAGTTTCTGTTCTGTGTCTTCAAAGCTATCAACCTCTTCTCGAATTAAATCATCTAGATCGATGTCCTTTCTAAATTCCTTGGGTAACTTAGAATTTTTACAAGGCATCACTGAATAGTTAGTATCTGTTTTACCTTTACCTTCTCTTGTGATCTTAAGGTCATAACCTTTTATTGGATCGGTCATATCCCCCCAATCATCTTCGTCTAGATAAAGGTCAATTATCTCCTGGTACAACCCATTAGATATTTGGAGTAATTTACCTGAGTCATCGGTGTCTACCTTCTTACCTTTGTCATCCTTATAAACTAATACCGGGACAACGAATTTTCTACGGGGTACAAGTTTCTTAGCTATCTCCAAATCTACATCATCCTTAGATTGTTTGAGTTCACTATACTTTTCAAAAATTGCACAGGATTCACCAAATGTTTCAGGTGAGATAACTCCTTTTATTTCAGCCCCTAACCAGAACTGGGTTATCTCTCTTGCAAATTCTTCCCCCTCATTAACCGGTAATATACGAACCCTCAAAGTTCCTTCTTCTCTTTGTCGTATAATGTTAGAACCTTGTCCTCTTTTCTTTAGTTCTTCTTTCCTTTCCCTAAGCCTTTGCTTAAGGGTTTTGCCGGTTTTACTTTTAACGGAGGACTTTTTCTTCTTTGCCATGTTTTAAATATTTATTATTGTTAACTTAATTTTCTTTCATCTCTGGTGTTAGCTGATAAGGTCTGGATCAGGAAGGCTCTTGAGTTAAATGAATTTACACATTTCTCAATTATATCATGATTCTCAAGGGCTTTATGATATTCCTTTAAAGCTTCTTGATAAGCATCTTCCGACCTTGCATAACTCATAGCTAAATCATTACTGTAAGGTTTGCTAGTGTTGGGGTCTACATCCTCTTTAAACTCAATGAATAATTCATTTTCAGTCTTTATTAATTGGGCCTCCCTATCCAGTTTAATAGTGTTTAACTTTACAAGTAGTAAACCTAAAAAACCTGTATAAGAAGGCTGCTCTTTTAGTTCATCATTAATATTTTGTTGAACTATCTTTAATTCATCTACGAGGTTAAACTTAATCTTGTCTCCCCCATAATTAATGGATACATCCGTTATAGGACTCCTTTTTATTATTCTCTTCAGTTTCTTTTTCATTTTGATAAGTTGTAAATTGTAATAGTATCATTGGGTAACTGTGTAATCAAAGCTAGGATCATAAGACTTAAGTGTTTGCCAGCTGTCCTTAGATAATTCAAAATCTACCTTCATTATCACATCATCTATCTGAAACCCGAACCATTCTTTAGTTTGAGGGTTAGCACATATCTTTTCTAATATAGGTACTACAGTATGTACATGTTCCCCTTTAACATAATAACCCAAGGAATCATGTACTGTATACACTTGAGGTAAGTCAATAGGTATATTACCCTTTCTCATTTCCTCCCATATTAGTATAGATGAAAACAAAGTATAGTCCGAGGCTGCTCCTTGGATTGGGGCATTCACCGATTGTCTTTCTGCTTCTGCTACCTCCCACTGTTGGTCGGAATCTATACCATACAACCTACGCTTTCTACCAAATACGTTTCTAACACATGCATCCCTATGTGCTCTACCATGTTGTGACCTAATGAATTTCTGGATCTTGGGAAATAATTCGAAGTATTCTTTTAAGAATTGCTTAGCTTCTTCCACTGTCCATTCCAATGCTTCTGCTAGTTTAGGAGCCCCTTGCCCATATATAATACCAAAGTTAATTGTCTTAGCATACTTCCTACGTTTTTTCCATTTAACAAATGCATCAGAACCATCCTCTTTATCTAATAATTCCTTAATCTCATCATACCTATGTTCTTCTTTATACATTTTAAGTGCGGTGGTAAGGTGAATATCTTTTCCATCCTTAAACCAACTAATCATTGTTTCTTCTCCCGCCATTGCAGCTAATACCCTTAACTCTGCCTGTGAATAATCCAGTTGTAATAAGTAATAACCCTCGGGTGGTACGAACATCCTTTTAATATCCTTAGCAGTAGTATCCCTTGGTATGTTTTGTAAGTTGGGTCGTTTACAACTAAGCCTACCTGTTACGGTACCATGTATATTAAAGTTTGCATGAACATAATCTCCTACTAGGTGTTTCTTCATCCCAGTTATATAGGTAGAATCTAATTTACTTAATCTCCTATAATCTAATAAGGATTCTATAAAACCTGTCTTATCCCCTTCTCCTAATTCAAGTAATACAGATTCATCGGTGGATGCATTATCTGTTTCATTCTTTTGTTTGTCGGTGGTATATTTAACTACCCCAAATTGAAAACCTTCGGGAGAATGAAATAGTAGGTCTCTCATTTGATTTGGTGACCCAAAGTTAATGGGTTCTAAACATTTTAATTCTTTTTTAGTGTTCATCTCCCGAGCCATATACCTATCAATCTTTTCCTCCCTGGAACTTATCTTCTTTTCAGCAGCTTTGATTTTCTTGGGGTCTTCTAACTCTTCTAACTCATCTCGGATATTGTTTATCTCCCCACTAGCTTCATCGATTAGTTTATTAATATTATGTTGTACCAACCAATCCTGGAATTTCCTAATCTTTCTAATAGACCTTACCTTAGTATCATTATCTTTTAGGTAACCCTGATATTCTATAATTAGTTTATCAAGGTAATTCCGGTCAACCTTCATCCCACCCGTTTCTGATTCAGCTAATACCCTGGTAGCCATCATGTGCATATTCCTAAATAATGAAAAGAATTGGCCTGCAATAAGTTTACCCTCAAAGAATAACATTAATCTAAAAGTTAAATCACAATCTAAACCACAATACTTGGATAACCCTATTAGAGGCTTTTCATCCCAAGGTAAAGCAGCACCTTCATAATCTTCAGAGTAACCAGCAAACTCCGGTACCCACCTATCCACCATAGGTTTTAAACCATTAGGTGTATCTTCATCTAATAGGTGTTTAGCCAACATTGTATCAAATACATAACCTTTCATCTCATACCCATATTTTTTAAATATCTGGTATTCGAATTTAGCATTTTGAGCTATCTTTATTATGTCCTTATTCTCTATGATTTCTTTACAAAACATATCAAACAATTCTTTCCACTTATCATCCTTTTTGAAAGGTGAATCGAAATGTTGCAAAGGTAATACCCAGGAAGAACCGGGTTGAAAAGATACGCCTAATATAGTGGGGTAAAATAATGGGCTAGTAATGGGCATTGCATTTGTTTCAAAATCTACGGATGCATACCCAGTTTGCTTACAATATTTTATTAACTTTTTTAGTTGGTATCTTTTCTTGATAATTTTGAATACTGATGGCATACTATTCCTTGTTTTTCTAATATTTCTAATCCAGTTGTATCTCGGTATTGTTCTTTATATATAACATTTGCTATACCTGCTTGAGTTATTAATTCAGCACATTTTTCACAGGGTGATAGTGTTATGAACAATGTACACCCGTCGGTGGGTATACCATGTTTAGCACAAAATGAAATTATGTTAGCTTCTGCATGTATTGTTTTGGATTTACCTTCTTCATCTATACCCTCTAGGGGTGAAACATTTGGTAGGGTACCATTATACCCCATAGCTATTACCCTCTTTTCTTTTATTAATATACCACCCACTTTTTTTCTGGGACACAATGACCTTTTGGATACCACATTAACAATCTCTGAATACATTTCTAACCTATTAATTCTTTCCATAGTTTATTTTCTTTTTTTGTAAGTGCATAAACATCATTTTGAAATACGTGTAGGTTGAAACAGAAGAAATGTAATTTACCGTATGACAAATCTAATTCATTCGCTACATATATTAATAGTCTAGATGTTAGATATACGTCGTTTCTTAAGTGCCTAAGAGCATCACATGATCTTATCATATAATTACAATGTAGTTTATTATCTTCTATCCAGAAGTAATACCCAAGTGTACAAGGTACTCTTTGCTTGTGGACAGCCCCAGTGTCTTCTGGAAAGAAAATAGGAAGATATGCTTGGCGGGTTAGGGGGTTTTCTCTTAATTGGTTGATAACATCTTGTAAATCCCCAACATTATACCTTATCCCCACATGTATATAATAACCCTTTTCTTCTGAATTAGCTAACTTAGGCCAGAATCTTTCCTGATAGGTATGGCTAAATACTTTGTCATCCATGTATTCCTCGGTTTGCTTTGCATAGGGCCATGTTTTATAAGCTTCACCCGGATTAGTTGGTTCACCCCCTACTCTCTCTTGGAAATGGTCCTCTGCCCAAGGTAGGTCTGCTCCTATCTTATCCAGTTGTAAATTTTCTATATCGAATAATACTCTTAGGTTCCTTTCAACAAACATTTTCTGATCCTGATAATCATCGTTACCTTGCCAGGTACCAGACTCAACCAATCTACCAGAGTTAGGTAATAGGTCTATAACTTGTGAAAGGTGGAGTACTTGTAATTGGTGTTTTTTATTCATAGTTTTAAATCTTTTGCATACATTGGTCTATCCCCAGATAAAGGTATACCTTCCGGTCTCTGTAATTGCCTTACACATCTTTTATGTACTTTATATTTCACTTCATCCAGGTCAACCCTCTTGAACTTTTTTAATATTTTGAATACCTTCTTTTGGTACCAGCTTTTCCTTTGTCCTTTTTTCCTTATCAACATTTCTTTAAGAGGTATATAACTATCCAACATACAAAAAGCCTCTGGGTCTTGGTACATATTAATAACCTGCATCTGTAACTTGCAAGGTTCATCAAACATAGTCTCCCCTATTCTTTGCACAAGTAAAAGGTCCATCAGTAACCTTTTAGTTATCTCTGAGGACCTTAGTGTAAATGATAAAATGGGTCTGGGTTCTTTTTCCCTAACCGTAACAGTTAGTGATAGTAAACAATTCTTACCATGATTATGGTTGTTAGCAAATCTCATTGATTCATTATAATGTTTGCTACCTTTACCTACCCGAGTTTGAACCCTAGATTGTAAACCTTCTAATGATTCCCTGTCTATATAGTTATTAACTAAAATGGACCATTTCTGTTTTCGGTATCCAAAGGTATTACCAAAATCAAAGTCCGGATTTACCCAACCCTTATCTATATAAATAAGAGTATCAAAAGATACAACCTGGCCGCTTACTATATTACTTAACTTCTTACCCCCTTGGTTTAAAAAAAGAGCATTTAACTCATCGTAAGCTTCCTGGCTGGTTTCGAATGCAAGAGCATCTATATTCTTAATCATACATTATCTTTTAATACGGTTGGTAAATCTATTCTTAAGGTATTAGCAATTTTTATCCACAACATAAAAGACTCAACCACTAATCCCTGACCTTGGGTCTTATCTTGTTTTTCCCCTGTGATTATAGGTATTGCCATATTGAGGTAATTAATAACATTAAAACCCTGTAACATAAAATTAGATGCCACCTTGCTTGATACCATAGTGGTTATGTAATCCTTACTGAAAACTTTATATCCGGTATTATCCATAGATTCTAATGTACTAAAGTAGTTCATCAACCTGGAAATCTTATCCATATAACTAACCTCGGTATAATACGCTGAGTCATTTAAGTGTACACTTCTTATTATGTTATCTACATAATCATTTATATTGCCTTCTGTAATACTAGCCTGCTTAAAAATGGAATGAAATATAATTAAACCATCACCCATTACCTTATACATATTTGAAACAAGTTCATCATGGTTATCCATCCTATGGTTTACCTTTGGTTCAACCTTAAAATAAACTTCTTCTAATCTGTTATAAACTATATCTAATTCGGTAACATTCATAATACCTTTAAGTATACTTTCCTTAATATCACCCTTATTACATATTGTATACACTCCTTTATGTTCGAATAAATCCATACTATTGTGTTATCTTATATAAATCCTTAACCTCTTTACGAGTTGAACCAAAGATCTTCTTGGCTTTCTTAATTATTTCACTTCTTTTTAAGCCCTCTTCTTTCTTTTCTTTTACCCAATTAAGTAAAGCTTCATTAATAGGTTTATCGGGATCTTTCAATTCCATATCCTTATAACGGTTACCTTTAGTTTCTTTATCCCTTAATTTCTTAGCATTTGTTCGAGAGAATACCGCTGCACATAATTCTGAATCGCCACAACGTTTACATTCTTCTGCGGATAAATCATAATGTTTTCCAAAGCAAGGGTCTTCATCGGAACCAAATTTTTCAATGTCTATAGGTTTAAACATATCTACATTATCAGTAGATTCTCTTGCCTTTCTCTTCTTTTTAGCCATCTAATTGTATTTAATATTGAATAGTACTAGTTTTTGTATTTTTCATAAAGCTTCATTCCCTCTTTTTTATAATAGTTAACCCTGTGTTTCGAGTGTCTTCTAGCATAAGTTCCCTCGTCATAAAAGTCTTCCATATATGCCTTCTTCTTACTTTCATCTTTTCTTTCTAACCTACCCATTAATTGCATAACCGTTGATTGTGAATCTGAACCAGCTGCATTGATTAGTAACTTGGTTTTTGGTAAGTTCTTACCCCGTTTAATAATATAGGAAGTTATTAAAATATCAATATCACCTTCTCTAAAGTCCTTTATAATATCCTTACGGTTTTTAACATCCCCATGTGCATAAGCTATACTATACTTATTACCTAGTTGGTTCTGGAATGCCTGGTGTAATAATTCTACATGATGACGGTACCTACATACTACCAATGCCGGTAATCTTTTAAGCTTAGCATTGTAACTAAGTCTATCAATTACCTTTTGGGTTCTCTTCTCATTATAAACTATTAGCCTATCGTATTCTGCTTTCCAATCTTTCTCAGCTTTATCTCCGGGTTTCTCATTACCTTTTGTTACCTTTATTATAATCTTGGTTGAATAACCAGCTTCTTGCATTTCCTCTTTACTAATCTCAGCAATGATATTACCGAAGTATGACCTTAGGTTCATCTGTTTGGGTTTATATTTAACCAACTTCTCCATATATATAGAACCTGATAAACCTATTCTTATGTTTGCATTGTAACATTTAGTTAGTATACTGGTATAAGATTTACTTGACCCAAGGTCACACTCATCGACAAGAACCATCCCAAATTTGGATAGTTCATTTTTATACTTAGATAAATTCCTTGATACAGTCTGTACCATTACCACTGTAAATTTATTCCAGTTAGCTTCTTTACCTCTTACAAAGCCAGCATCATCCCCCACTAATTCAGGTATCTCCCTTTTAAATTGATCGTAGAGATCAGCTTCATTGATCAATACAATAGCCGGTATCTTTCTTTTATAAGCCAAATATATCCCGGCCATAATTAAAGTTTTACCAGCATTAGTTGCCATACTTTGTACCCCAATAGGGAAATGTATACCCCCTACTTCATTATTAATAGCTGCCTTAATAGCTTTTTCTTGATAAGGGAAAGGAGTTAGATTCCCCACTTTTTTAGGAAATTTGGGTTTGACTGGTAACTTATCCCTCATATCTACCACATCTATATTTTCTCTCAACTCATCCTCAATATAATTAACTACCTTTGGAAATAAGCCAGTTTTAAAAGCAAAAGTGGGACTAACATAATTAATCATACCATCCCAACCAGGTTGTACATTACCCATTTTCTTTATGTAAAAAGCATTCGGGTTCCTAACTTTAAATGCCTTATGTATTGCCACTAATTTCTTAATAGGCCCATCTAATTGGCATTTGTTATTATTTACTACTATCTGTATCATTATACCATATTTTTAATTCTCTGTAATGTACTACCAAGGTCCTCTTTTTTAGTGTTATTCAATTTTTTACCCTTAACCTTTATCTTATTTTCAAACAGGTATTTATTTAACCTGTCCATTGATTTATCGCTAATCAATTGGTTGGGGTCTGGATATGCTGATGCCCAAGCTAATCCTTCAAATTGTGCTTTGATATAAATATCCGAGGGTATATCTAATTTGTCTGTTACCTTCCTAACCTTTAAGAAATTAATATATTTCAAAGGCTTATTTCTAAACTCTTCTGTTATCCCAGTCCTGGTTGCAATGGTTGATACATATTGATCATGGATTTCCGCTGTCTCTTGGGGGTTGTCATCATCTCTTATTTCTAACTCAGCTTCCCATTCATTACCGATTGACTCGGACATATCAACCAGCTTATGTATATAATTCCTGAACGAACTTATCTTATTAAATCCTAGTTCAAGGTATTTTGTAAATCCGCTTTTCTTATCCAATTGGAAATCATTACAAAATTGTATACATACATTAACCAGGTCTTTTAATTTACCCCAATCCCTATGATCTTGGTCTATCTTAATTACTCCCCTATGTTTTTTCCTAATCCTTACCATATAAATAAGTGAGGATAACATCTGTGCATCTTTCTTAGAGGATTTTAAAATTTTATTGGTTTTTTTCTCTAATTTGTTATTAGATACAACAACCGTCCTACTATTACAGGAAATACCTTTAGAATGCTGCACTATAAGCTTCGCTAGTTCTTTACTATCTAGCTTATTATAATTACTATAACCCCTAAGTTTAGATAATACTTTGATGAGGTTAGATTCTGTTATATGTAAACTCGGTTCTCTCTTCATTAGTTGTGTTTAAATTTCATACTAAGTATATCATTATAGGATAAATACCTGGAGGTGTGTGATATCTTCATTGTTGCTTTCCTACCTAAATCATTTATATCTTTCTGTTTTGGAAATTCCATAATCTTTACCTTCTTGTGAGGATATAAACCCAATGCTAATTTTATAGCATCATCTATAGCATCCTCATCCAATCCTATAATTACCCTTTCACAAGGTGATTTCAATATTATATTCTTCTGATAATTTGATACCTTCTTTCCACCCAGTCCTATGCTATTATCCCCAATAGTAGTAGCGTTAGTTACTGACTCAACCGCATAGATAGTCTTATACATATATAATGAATCCACATTATATATTAACATATTTTTACCCAACCCAAAATCTTCTACTAAAGGATTATTAAATTTAGGTCCATCTCCCAAAAATAACCTGGCATTAAAATAAGCAACCTTACTTTTTATATAAAATGGCATTATGATATAACCAAAATATTTACCGGGTGCATTACAATAGCCCCACCCCTTTCGAGATAAGGAATCTATATTAAATCCCCTACCCTCTAAATACTTTCTTGCTGCCCGGGCTAATTTGTTTTCTCCCCTTTTAATATTATGAAATCCTTCTGGTAATGTTACATTTTCTTTTAACTCGTGGGGTTCTACTAATTCTTCATAAAACTCTACACCTTCGAATGTATTCAGATAATTGTTTACTTCCGGTATGGTAGTGAAATATTGTAGGTCCATTATTAACTGAATAAGAGAAGGGTGTTGACCACATTTAAAACAGTTGGTTCTACCTTGACTGAGATTAGCTCCAAACTTATGGTCCCCACAATAAGGGCAATCACCTTTCAACCACCCTCTCCTATAATCATACATGCCCAGCTTTTGTTTTAAATACTGGGCAATTCTTTTCTTTATGTGTTTATTCAATATCACGTTTACGATTCTTTTTAGTTACGGATTTAGTACCATCATCATCTTCATTTATTTTACTATAAAATTCTACATCATATACTTTCCTAGCTGCCTTACTTAATTCATCAGCCCTTTGGGTTTCCATGTTTAAATCAAATACTGCTCTACCACTTGGGGCACCATCTCTTTGTTCTACAATCTCCATCCTGAAGAAACCGTTTTCTAATTCCTCGGCTGTTCTATTTAAACCAAATATACTATGAGCATGCCTTACAATATCAATACATAAAGCAATATCCTCACCTGTATACCTTGTGTTCTGCCTATGCTTTGCACCATCCCTAGTAACATGGTTAGCAGTCCACATGTGTTCTATATCATTTTTTAGGGCTAAGTTACCCATATCTAAGTATACATTTGATATTCTCTTCCTTTCATCATCTGTTCCAGATATATCTCCCATCTTAGCAAAATAATCCCCAATGATAACATCAAATTGTATTCCGGTTTCCCTGTATATCTTATCTATATTACTCTGGATATCATCAGCAGTGGTTACCAATGCGGGTAACCTTAATACGGCTACCTCACCGCCTAACCTTGAATACTTCCTAAATCTCTTCTGTACTTTATCATCATAATCACCCGATAATAATTCCATCTTGGTTAACCTCATTATACTTTGTTCCAGCCTTGAAAAAATATTATCTTGTCCATTTTCTAAATCCACAATCAATACATTTTTTTTCATTTTCAAATACCCCCTGGCTATGTTAGCTAAAGCAGTAGTTTTACCTTTCTTCTGTTTATCTAATAACACTAAAATGGAGCCTTTTTCATAGCCCCCCGCATTTGTTAATTTATTGATCTGTTTAAAGGGAGTGGGAAATACAGTCTTAACCTCTTGTCTTTTAAATTGCCGAGCTTTTATATCACCCAATAATAATGAGGTATTTATATTTTCTACTTCATCCTCATCTACAATAGCTTCTGATACCTGTTTAGCATACTGATTATAACTATTGTAGTCATTAATATCCATATTCTCTAATACAGCCTTTAATTTTACATAAGATGAAAAATCTTTACATTTATCATATACTAAATCACCATCTGTTACTGGTTTATTATATAAGGGGGATATGGATTCTATAATACCCACTTGTTCGTTCTTTGCTACCAGGTCTACATACTGCTTAGTATTTAATAACTTAACAACATATTCTCTTAACATTGTTTCCCCTGGTACTCTCTTCTCTTTTTTATAGAAATTCTTTAAAGCAAAAGCAATAATCTGATGTTCTACCAAAGTAAAGTAATCATCACTATATTTTTTTAAAGCCTTCTCACCATTTTTATCTTGAGCTGTATACCTTAATAAATCCCATTGATATTCCTCGGTAAATTCAAATTTATTTTTACTCTTTGACATCTGCTCAGCTTGTTTTAAATGTATATAACAATAGTACTTGAGAGAGCGCCGCACACTCTCTTTTTTTATTTAAAATATTTGTCTTATATTTGAATAAATTATAAATAACTACTTATTTATATAAACCAAAAAACCAAATTAACAATATATGGAAATTCACAGACTAAAACCTATGAAAGAAGGTTACTCAGAAGAACTATTCAACAAACTTTACAAAGAAACCCAAAATTTAAGAAAATCATTAGCTCGCCAAATAGATTGTCGTCGATATGGAGTAACAAACGACATCATACTATCCTGGTTTGATGATAAGTTTATCTTTGTATTCAACAAACATTTTGATAATAAAGACCCGGACGTATTAAAGGGTTTTATTATCAGTGCTTTACAAACTTTTAAGTATAGGATACTAAGGAAAGCATATAATATTGAGGGTGAGTTCCACAGTTCTAAAGTAGAATTGGAGGGAGAAGATAACTTAATAAATATCATACCAGATGAAACCTTTAATAAAACCGAAGATATATTCTACAACATAGCTTTAGAATTTATGAAGGAGAGGTTAACCGCTAATGCTTTTATCCTATTCCAAATACAAATGGATCCCCCTCCCTACATACTACACCGTATAAAAAATGGTAATTCACGTATACCTAATTCTTTAATAGCAGAATTTTTAGATATTCACGTGGATAATCCCAATGGTGCTGATAGGTATATTAAGAACCTTAAAAAAGAAGTAAATACTACACTCAAAAAAGCCAGAGAATATTTCCTAGATAAGGATCCTCTGGCTGATTACTCTTTAACCTAATAAACTACATAACTATATCACCAGGTCCTGGTAACAGTATCTCTTCTTGGGGAGTTACTGTGTTTATATTATAAAGAACTACCTTTAATTGGTTTCTTTGTACTGACCCACCAGTTTCTTGTAATTTAAACCTAAATACCTTCTTACCATTTGGGCCTGACTCCTGGTGATTAGTTACCTCTTCCACTTGGTATAATACACCACCAGTGTTAGATTCATTTAAGACAAGAGCGGATTGAACCTGGCCAGCCCCGGCTTCCCAAGGTGTCCCGGTATGGGTTAAATTCCGTGTTACCTCTATATCTATAAAATCTTGTCCCTTATTAATTTTAACCCTCCTCCAATGTACTTGGTGTCCCTTTACATCATGTAAATGATTTATTACATATTGGGTATAACCTAGACTCTGCCACTCAGTAGTCACATCGGGGCCTTCCCCCACATCAAAGTAACCGGTTACTATAACCTTGGGTTTATTTGCTTCCACCCATTTTTTTGCTATGGCATCGAAATCCGGTAATGCTTCTAATTCTGGTATTTCTATAAACTCCTTTATCTTATTATAAATATCCTGTGCATTCTGGTCCCCTAAGTTGGGTACCTTAGAAGGAACATAAGATAAGTTATTATTATTATAGTTCTTTGTGATTACACCTAATAATACTTGAGCATTATTATTGGGTAACTCCATGGGTTCAGTTCCTGAATCAGGGTTAGCTATTAAAAAATAGCTAGCCTCAACCCCACCCTTTACGGCTTGGTAATTATGTTCACAGATAAGTATAAAGGTTCTCTTCTGTTCTTCACCAACGGGTGGAGCTAAATTTGTTGGTAGGTTCACGGTTATTTTACCTTCTTGGTGAATGATAGTACCTGTGGGAGTAATAAGTACCCCATATAAACTAACTCCATTCCCATCCGCATCAGCTTTTGTTACCTTACCCTTATGTTTAACATCTAATGTTTGATTATCTACTGCTACCATTTCATCAAAACCATTGTACCTACCCGGTTTGAATACTCCTAAGTGTTGTTCACCCAGTGGGAATGAATCTACTGATGCTTTATAATTAATGAATCTCTTCTGTACCATAATTTTATTGTTATATATTGATTGTCCAACTTATTCTAACCCGTGATTCGGAATCCTTTACTATATTTAATCCCGATTTAGTAGCCATTAAATAATTCATCGATATGTTTTTTAACTCTGCCCCAGTTATGTTACCATCAAAATCATTTTCAGTTAATGTTGTACTAAATACTAATTGAGTACCGTCCTCCGATACCCTTGAGTTATCTATGGGTTTGTTTAATTGCCCAAAGCTTCCCTTTACCACTATATGATCTACCCAGGTTAATATAATTTCGGGATCTGTTGATGTGTTAAGTTCACTGAATAGATTTAAGGTTGAGGTAAAGGTACCTAATTTACAATTTATGGGTTCATTAAATTCTATTGCCCGCCTTAGTTTATCTAGGGTTGAGGTAGATAATATTAAGGGTTCGGTAGGGTCTAAGGAACTTATATTGATATTATAGTAATAGCAAACTAAACAGGCATTCCTATCATAAGTATGCCTTTCTTCTCCAGTATCATATTCTGCCCCACTATCATAAAATGAATCATCATCTTCGTGAGGTAATTCTTCTATTTCTATATTGAATCCTAAGATAGCAAAGAATAACTTATAAGACTTAACCGTCCCCTTTATTTTATAGAAGGTAACTATATAACTTAATAAGTTCCTATATACTTCCTCGTCCTGAAATATATCGGGAGGGTTACCTACTGTGTCTGATATATGGTTTAAGAATTTAGGATTACATTGGCGTGCATCTATAGCATTCATATAACAATGTATGGCTGGTACTACTTCAGCATCTAATTCTGTACCGAATACAGATAAGTATCTTTCAAGTAACCCCTGATCATTGGTATCTTTATAAGAATCATTCTTTTTAAAGAAAACCGGTAGTAGAGAAAATAGATAGGACCTGAATTTAAAGTCATAGCCACCATAGGCGGTTTCAAAATCCTGGTCATCAAAATCCCTACCATCAAAATCTGCATTACAATAATTAGTTTTTGCCATCTTAGTTAACTATTAATGTTTCATTGACCGTAATATCTAGGTTAGCCAGTGTAGTTACTGGTATAGTGAAATCATCGGTTTCTATATTGTTATTATATGGGTAGGTTGTAAACTCCCACTCTTGGCCATTAACATAATTACCCTGTCCTAAAGTTATCCTGAAATTATTGTCTGGGTCTACATAGTTATCACCTATATTTACATCACCCACATAAGCATAATCCTTAAATAATTTAAAGGTAGCACCATAGTATTTAATTTGCCAGTGGTTTATGGATTCACTTTTTTCAAGTGTTTCGAATGTTTTATTTAGTTCAACGTTATGGTCTATAGCCCTGAAGAAAGGTATCATATATAGTTTATCAAGGGATAGGTATTCTACCTTCTCTAGGTTATCTACCAGTGCTATAATATCGGAAGCTCTTACTGCTCTATTGATATCCGAATTATCATAAGAGTATTCGGTTAATAAAGCCCGGATTATATCATCCTTGGTAGATATAATATCCCTTCTGAATTTAGCTTTGGCCGTTATCTTAATATAGATTTTACTTTGTCCAGCAGCTAATACTAAATGCCTCAAGTTTAAAACCCTACGTTCCTTTATAAATTCGTGGGTATCTGCCAATAGGATACTTTGTGCTATACCCCCACCGTTTGGTGCTATATATATTCTAGCTTTCTCCCCACAGTTATATGATAAATCTACCTTATCAACCCCAGGTGCTAATTTAGCCACGTCCCTAAAATCTTGTGTGGTTACCGCCCTATCCAGTGTTCTTAAAGATAATGGGGCTGATCTCCTTATTCTTTCTATACTTTCATAATCTGTTCCCCCTACAGCATCTAATTCGTTTATCACTGTAATACTGCTACCCTCTATGTATTGGCCAAAATCAAATGAATAAGAATTTAGGGTGTCAGCATTTATATTACCTTCACTACCTTTAGTTTCATATAAATCCCCCCTTAGCTCCTGGTTACCCAAAGGTACCCTACCGTTGATGTCATCTCCAAATTCTATAAATGCCTTTTTATCCTCTGACATCTCAACTATATAATGATTATCTAAAGGGTTACTCCTACCTAAGGTATCTCTTCTTTCCCATATATCACCCCCAACTGATAGTAGTAAACTGTTGTGTACATAACCTTCAGGTAATTTATATTCCTGATCTATTGCTCCTGTAGTATTACCTATAAAAAAATTACCTACTTCTGTTTTTTGAACCAAGGGTAATATGTTTAAACCCCCCTCGGTTATAATATGATCACTTGTTGTTATAAAGGGTATACTATTTGTAGAAGTAAATTCTGTTCCGGAGGGTATGGTAAATGAAGTGGCTCCCGGGATTACGAAAACTAAAGGTTCTGGTAGTCTAAGGTTTAAATCAACGCTAGCCGGGATAGCAGCTTTGATCCTATAATCAATTAGCTTGGTTAGTTTAACCATACTAGAAAATCTCCTGGCAGTACTGATGAAAGCTTCCCTAGCCATGTTATCTACATAATAACCCAATTGCTCGGTGATACCTGAAAACATAGATATGATCACTACCAGAATATTAGATTCCGAGTGATCTGTGACTTCTGGTACTGTTTCACCCAGTCTCTTTAAAAGAGATGCCTTTATTTGTTGGTAGCTTCTATCTAAATATCCTACCCATTGATTTTTTAAAGCCATGTTTTAATAATTGATAGATTTGTAAAAAGGAAATATCATTACGTCCTCATCTTTAGTATTCTTAATTCTATAGAATAATCTTGCATCTATTCTATTTGGTCCTGGACTAAATAAGTCTATCTTACCTATATCCACCCTCTTCTCCCACTTAGCTATTGACTCATTTATAAAAAACCTTAATAAAGCTTTAGTAATAGAATCATCCGGTTCTTCTAGGATATCTTCTAACCTACTACCAAAAGCCTCATTGAAATACCTGGTTCTTATCCTCCAATTAAGTACCATAGTAATAGAAGCCTCTATAAGTGTCTTATCACCTATAATTTCAGGCCTACCCCTTTGGTTTAATTTAATGGGAAAAATTATGCCCGAACCTATAAATTTATTTTTGGTGCTCATTACTTATCTATTTTTACTTTTCCACTTAAAAAACCTGGAAGTTTATCTTTTATACCTTTGACTTCTGATTGTATTCTTTTAAATATTATTAAATCATCCGGAGAAGGGGGCTTATTAGAACTAGTGTGTTTATGTTTTATAATAGCATTGTAGGTACCATCTAATTTATCTGAAAGGTTTTCTAGTTTTGATAACAGGGTTTCACCCATTACAGCTTTCTCATCCCCGTTAGCCCCAAGCTTTATTAGCTTAGCTTCTATCTCTAATTGTTCTTTATTTATTTTTACCCACTCTTTCCCATTATTCAATCTCACTAGGATTTCCTCTTCATCCTTAACATCATTAATTAATACCAATGATCCTCGGGGAGTTTTAAATCCATAATGATTTGGAGTAGAAAATTCTTTTGGTTTCTCATTCTTAGCATAACCCGCATGAGTCCATATAGGAAAGTTAGCATCACCATTTTGAAATTCCACCCAAACTACATCCGCTTTACGGGGTAATAGGTTAACCCCATAATCTTTACCCCCCCAACAGTTCTTTGGAAATGCCCAGGTGGGGTCTACTATCTTTTCATTTAAGGTGGGTATGATTAACTGTAGTCTGTTCATATCTAAAGGGTCTACATTATCATAAACGAATGCTCTATAACTCCCATAGTATTTCCCTATTATCTCTAAACCATATAGGGATATCTTATGCCAAATTGTATCTTTAAATCTAGGTCCTTTCATTGTTCTGTTTTATAATCATCTGAAGCATTAAGTACTTCTATCCTATCATTAATACCCCGGAGTGTATCAGTCTCTACATCTTTAAGTTCTTCTGATGTTAATTTACCAGTACCTTTAGATACTATCTTTACTTCACTTGATAAATACCTATTAAGGTTTAATATCTCATCTTCAGAAAGTAATTCCCTCTTCTCTTTAAATTTCAACTCTACAACCCCTATGGTTTTAGGTTTCTTTAATAAATCTAGTTGGCATACATAACCATTACCAGTACTGATCTTATGTGTTACTCTATTACAGTACCATTTACCAGAATCCTTCTTTGATAAACCGAAGAATCCATAAGTCCTTGCCTTTATTAAAGAAGGATCACCCATTACCGTAGCTGAAGCCTCATGTTTTCTCTGTATCTTTTCGATACCTTTATTAAATAATTTTTTATATTTCTCGTTTAATTCCTTTTTCCTATTATCTAATTCATCCTCAAAACCTGGGTCGTTTAGAATTGCTGATGCCTCTACTTTAAATTTTAATTTTTCAGGTATGTATATATCACCTGAACCCCCTTTATTTTCAATATCCAAAGACCCCGAATAGGTAAGGTTTCCGGGTTCTTCTTGTTCTGTTGGGTTATCCATATTATATTTATAGTTGTCAAGTAATTGATCAGCGAATCCAACATACTTTAAACTATCCTCTTTTCGATCCCTCTCTATCTTAAGAGTTTCCTTATATTCTCCTAATACTTTATTATAGCCTTCCTCTTCCTCTTTAGGTATACCATCGCTCTTTATAATTTTCAATAATTTACCTATCTTTTTCCTAGCTATTTCCTCTTCTTTCTCTTGGCTATCCATAGCTCCTAGTTCATAAACAGAAGCAAGTTCTTGTATACCCTCTTCTTCTTCTGAATCAGCATAGTTAACCTGTGTAGTTTCTGATTCCTTATTATATGGGTTTATATCACTTGAGGTTGCTTTATCTTCTTCTACCTTCCTGGTATCTGTTTTATTCTGGAAATCAATAAAATTCCTTAATCCATTTTGCCACAAAAAAGCCTTAAATAGTTTTTGATCAAAGTTACGTGGTCTGATACTTATGTTGTCATCAGTACCATCTAATACGAGGTTAGCGGGTTCACCATTAGATATACCTTTCATACCTTCTAAGAGTTCTCTTATACCATTATCTACCGATTTACCTTTACCCTTAATAACCTCTCTACTATGGAGTTCATAGTAAAATTTATCCCCAATAGCAGTAGCATCTCTTACAGAATTTTTCATCTTGTTCTCCACCGGGTCATAATCAGATACTGTAGTACCTCCCCTACTATTAAAGTGAACAGATTTTTTATCATTTGTTACGGTGGCTGTAAATTGACCATTAACTAACTCCTTAATATAACCTAAGAAATTATTATGTATTTTACCAATTAAACCTCCTTTACGTATTGTCCTTGAGTTATAAGCTTTTAAGTAAGCTACTAAATCTGTACACTCTAAGGTGAGTGTAAAACCTTTTTGTGAATAATCAGTAGTAATATCCCTAACAGCTACTTTACGTTTAGGTCCTTTAATTACTTCTCCCCCTGGGGTTATAAATCCCCATTGAACTAATAGGATAATATCATGATCAAAATAAGGTAGGTCATATTTCTCTATAGCATCAAATTGAAAAGTCATGCTACACTGATCATCTTCCTCTTCATCATAGGTATACTCAAATTCGGTAAGGTACCTAGATATGGGCCTACCTTCTTTATCCTTTAGCATATTACCATTTGGATCAAAGACCCAAGCTATTGGCATACCCAAAGGATACTCCATATTTGCTAATTCTTCTATAGTCATTATTCGTAGTTATTTAGATTGGGTATAACTATTTCATCCCCGATCTTAAGATTAAAAGGATTCACTATCTCATTCACATCAGCAATCACATACCATTTTAAAGGTGATTTATAGAATTTATATGCAATAGAAGTAAGTGTATCACCTTCAACTACCATATAAGATTTATCTTCTATATCTTCTTTATACAACAACAAATCCCTTTGTAATGATTGCTCATCATCGGGATAGTTAACTATATAACCCTTATTATATAATCCTTCTTTCATATTACTTATTTTTTTGAGTACCCATATTACCTATAATATCTTTACTACTACGGTTATATGTGGTCAACCTTTTAAATGTTACCGTTTGTAAAGCTTGTTGAGGTAACATATTAGTAGATACAAATTGTTTACTTTGGGGATCCATATAACCCCTATTAAATTGGGATAGTTTGTAGGGTGCATCTACTAATACCCATACCGAATCGCCAAATAATGTTTCTGGATTAAAATTAAAACCACTTGTTTCTATGCTGTTCAAACCTCCCCATACTACTTTAACTCTGTGAGGTGGTTCATCATAAGCATCTGATTTAGTTAATGCCTCCACCCACCTACAATTGAATATAACATCTTCTCTATCATTCCTTTCACTAAACCAATCAATGACAAATGTTAAGGTATCTTCTGAACCTGTGTAATGATATATGGGATTATTATTTCCAAATGAAGCTATACCTACAAATTTAGACTGGGGTGCATAATCTAAAGTTTGAGGTACAAAGGGTAATTGGAGATAGGAATAATACCTACTATCATTGTGTCTAGAAGGATCATAATCTATATCTACTATGGAAATATAATCTTTAATTACATCGGGTACTCTAGAGAGTCTAGGTGCTTCTGAAGTATACCCGTCAACCTGTTTCCGAGGGGTTAATAGCTTTTCTGTTATTCTAGGCTCACCTCCTTTAGGCCCATTATCATAAGATTCTAAAGGTCCTTTCCTTTCCACCTTTTCAAACCCCCTAGTATACCTATCTAAGATAATCTTAGCTCTCATAGCTTTTGAAACATAAGAAACCACCTCTTCTACATCATTTGATGGTACATAGTTTAATATTTCTGATTCTGCTGTTTTTGCTATTTTTGGTATATACTTTGCCATTAGAATGTCCCTAAATCAATTAATGTTTTATAATAACTTTCTGTTACTGTTCTTTCCATAGCCTTTTTACCATCAACCATGATAACTATATTGGTTTGTGGAGTGGGTATACCCACTCCAGCAAATTCATTAGCACCACCCCTAGTAGTTGCATCCATCATGTTTGGATTTAATCCCCTACCATATATTTTTTCTCCCTCATACATACCCAAAACTGTCTTAGCCTTATTAGCCCAATTAGCTGCTTTACCTTCTGGCCTAAGTGCTACCGTTTTAGCTTCGTCCTTAGCATCTTCTACTTCATCCGCTGTATCTGATAGTTGGCTATATAGTTCGTAAGCTAAACTACCTACCCCACCAACTATTGCTCCTACTGCTGTTCCTATTCCGGGTAATAGGAAAGAACCCAACATTGCTCCGGTACCAGCCATACCTATAGCATTACCCCCTATAGACATTGCATTACCTAAATCTCCCCCTACAGCTCCACCCCCCATAGATAAAGCAGCTCCACCTAACATACCAAGTCCCATGCCCTTACCAGCAAATTTACCCAGTTTACCTAAGCCACCCATTTTACCGCCCACGGATTTACCTTTTTTGGCCATACCACTATACCTATTGCCTACCCCGGTGGGTATAAACTTACCGGTTTTATTACTATATCTACCTGTTTTAGCATTAGCTTTTGCACTACCCCCATATCCCATAGACCGAGCAAAGAATCCGGGTCTTCCAGCAGCAGCAGCTGTTGCCCCATATTTAGTGGCGGCTGCTGTCATAGCATTATAACCTGATACAGTTCTACCGGCCATAGTAGCAGCTGAATTACCGGTATCCATGTGTAATAACCTAAGGCTTAGAACTATAGCCTTATAACCCATCATAGCTGTCTTAGCTACTATACCCCCAGCTGCTAGAACGGTAAGCCATTTACCAACTGGGGTTTCAATTAATCGGGTTACTACTTTAAGTAAGTGGGTAATCCCTTGAAGTAAGGGTTTTAATATTGGTTCTAAAGCTTCTGTGAATGCAATCTGAAAGGATTCCCAGGTGGATGATAATTGTATACCAGCACCTTGTAGGGTATCCATCATAGATTCAAGGTTCTGAGTAGCTTTACCCGTAGCCTTGGTATTAAGTTTATTTATATAACGATCAAGGTCATCTAGGTTTCTAAGGTTAATAGATGCAGCCCTTTTACCCCTAACCCCAAATAAATCTGTTAATATGTTTTGCTTATCAGCATTACCCATACCTTGAACCTGATTGAATATGGTTTTAAGTAATGGAGACATTGCTAGTAAATCACCGTTGGCATCTTTTAAATCTTCGGGGCCTAAACCTAATTTGTCTAAAGCTTTACCCGATCTACCAGTTCTACTTTCATCTGAAGCCCTGGTAACATACCTAAGCATATTTTCTACAGCAGTACCAGCCATAGAACCCTGGATACCCGCATCACCCGCCATCATTACCATAGCCGCGGTCTCTTCCAGAGATACATTAAGATCTTTAGCAGTGGATATAGAATATTTCATCGCTTCTGCCAAGTCATATATATTGGTATTAGCAGATGTAACTGCTGTGGTGATTACATCTGCTACCCTCATGGTATTCTTCTCAGTAGATTCTATACCAA